GATGTTCCACTTGAACCAGACGAACCTGAGGTTCCACTACTTCCTGAACTACCACTTGTCCCACTTGTTCCTGATGAACCAGCAGCACTAAACACAGACCAATAAGATGGTTCTATTGGAGGTATTTTACCTGTATTAGGTTGTATTGCAACATATGATTGTCCACCATAAGTTGCAACATCATATAAAGTATATCCACTACCTGCGTTCCATGGACCTGTGAATACAAATCCAATACCACTGGTTCCTGATGAACCACTCGTACCACTTGTACCTGACGTACCAGAACTACCTGATGTTCCACTCGTACCTGAAGTTCCTGATGAACCTTGTACTGATGTTCCATTAACAGTCAATGAACCTGAAATATTAACTTGTGTTAAACTCATTTGTAATGGACTGTTACTTCCATCACCGGCTTGAATTGTTTGTAAACTATTAGTTAAACCTGTAGCACTATTGGTCATCTTTAAAAGACCTTGGAACGAACTACTTACATATAAATTATTTAATTGACCCATATTATTTTAAATTGTTTTTTTAACATTATCCCATTGTTGATCCACATTCTTCCACATCTTAGCCAATTCTTCCCATGTTATACCATCAGCAAAAGAATTTATTGGTAATACACATCGGTTATAATCAAACTTCTGTTGAACTGATATTGTTAAACTCCATCCTGCAAGTTCCGTTTCCGTCTCTTGTAACCATGGAGATAAGTTAGCGTCCCATTCAACATCGTAATCTGATAAGTATGCCTTAGAATAAAAATCCTTTAATATCTCTAATGTATCCGATAATACATCTTGTTGGTTTGATAAATCATCCTCAACTCTGTCCACACAAACAACTGTCCAAGTTATATGCATATGTGACTGATTCAATCTTGTTGTATCAGGTATAAAATATAAACGTGGATATAATGGTTCTTTCTTGGTGATTATATTATTGGTTAGTTGTTTGTCATCACCAAATCCCCATGAGTTAATTTGTTCGTGTGCAGTGGCAAACTCTTTCCAATCTCTTAATATCTGATAATAAGAACTAAATGATTCATCCTGAGGGAATCCATAGTTACCTGATACTGGTAAATCACATCTGTTATAATCAAATGGTATAGACATTTTAATATGTAATGTCCATCCACCTAAAATGGTTTCAAATCTTTCTGTAAAAGGATGAACGTCAGGATTCCAATCTCCCACAACAATCTTACTAAAGTCACCTTGTTCGTATGTGTAGGATTGATAAAATACGGTCCATATATCTGTTGCTAATTCTAATGTGTCAGACATAACCTCCTCTAAGTTGGATAGATCATCCTCCACTCTATCCATAAACACTATTGCAAAGTTGAAATGGATGTGGTTTGTATTAAACTCCACATTCTCAGGTACAACATACATACGAGGATATAATGGTTCCTTTTTTGTCAATATATCGTTGGTGATTTGTTTAAAGTCACCCCACCCGTAAGATTTAATCTGTTCGTGGTGGTACGCTATTGAACTGAAATAGGTTAATAATTGTTTGTATGTTATTGTACTCATCTAATATTAAATATAAAGTTTATTAAAACGTATCCTGAAATTAACCTCTTTTTTGTGCCTCTTTCATCAACCTATCCTGTTCCCTATCATACTGAACTAAATAGGATAATTGATTTAATATCTCAACTAAGTTTTTTTCATATATAAGGTCGTGTTTTCCAAAATCATTTCCAGCAATTTTGTTTGTGACAATGAACCAACCGAACGTTTTCTGAAAAGAATAACCCAAATCATCTTCCTCATTTTCCATACGAGTTTGATCTTTGTCCACATTGGGATTTTCGTTATCAAAGATGTTTGGATATAAAGTGAATATTTCGTTGCGAAGTTGATAAAAAAAAACTGTGCACCTAAAATGTACTTAACGTCTAACTTCTTTTTGAACAGTTCTGCACGTTCTTTCATCTTATTAACGTCATACTTTTCAATATCAAAATCATGTTCTGACCTTTCCTTAATAATTGGTCTATACATTATTGCTGCAAGTATGTGTAACAGATTTAATACCTCATCACTTTTCTTAGTACTGATGGTATCCATATCAACAAACTCAGCGTAAGTTAAATCCCTCCAATTTGGAAAGAAACCATACTTAACACCATCAATCTCAAACTTATCCTTAAACTCAGGTTTTTCTAATGGTATTAAAGACATTATATAACTTGATATATAATTTACCTGTTGTGCATCACACATTAATAAATCCTCAGTAGGACAACCTGTAATTTCACTTATTATTCTTGCTGCGAAGTAATCTTCACTAAACAAATCTTTCTGTTTGAATACCTTTACATAATTCTCAATTGAGATGAAATTATCTACTTGATATTCTTTTTCTTCTACTTTAAACTTTATCATATTATCTAAAATTATTTATTGATGTGTAATTACTACCACCAACTATACCAATTGCGTAACGTCCTGACGCCTTTTGGTTCTTTATTTCAAAGTACATTCTCATCATCATTGCGTCAGATAAATCGGGTGACTTACCGAGTATCTTCTTCATTTCATCTTTTGATTGTACTGCAACCTTATTATCCTTATCTATATCTTTTAATTTTACTGCCAGTAATTCCTGTGTTAATTCATCTACCACCGATGGGTCCAATATGTTTAAGGATATTTTACCTTCCTTAAATTGTTCTGATAATTTAACATAACATTGTGACTTTAAGTTAATGAAGTTCTGATCGTGTAACGCCTTACTATTGTTCACAAAGTTTACCCCACGTATCTGATCCGCAACACCTCCACCTACACCATCAGAATCCACGATGACCTGTTGAGGATGTATCTTCCACTTTGCAATTAAATCCTTTATTTCGTTACTTAATTCTACGGTTGATAACTTTCTATACACTAATACTTCCATGACCACCAGTCCATTCCAAACCACTACTACGGACCTATCATCACCAAACCTACCAACGTCAACTGATAAATATCTTTTACTTGATTCATTTGGTGTATCTCTAAATACAGAATTGGATATTGAATCAAAATCAAATAGACTATCATCTTCTTCCATATAGTTCCAATCACCTTCCAATAATCTCCTACGTTGTGCGTTGGGTAAAGATTGTAACATTTGTATATATGAGGATGGTAGATGGGGATTGTCTGTTGGTAGAGCGGGAACAAACTTCATATTGTCTGGCAAAGTATCCTGTATATATGGAATATAAAATACTTTTTTCAACCATACTTGACCTGGATTACACGTCATTAATAGTTTTGGTGTTAGTTTATATTGATTTAACTTGAAACGAATACGTGATTTAAGAATGTTATACGCAAGTTGTGGTATTTGTGCTGCCTCATCTATAAAGACTGCGGATACCTCAATACCTCCTAATGAATCATAGTTGGGATCTGATGGTTGATACGCTAAGTCCTTTAATATAATCTCACTCTTATTGGTAAATGTTAATACGTTTGATTGACCATTATAGTTATAATTCTCCCCTGACTTTAAACCCATTTGTTGTAATACTTCAAATAGGGTGTTAAGTGTGGTTAATTTTAATTGTTGTAATACAGTTCTACCAATTAAACATCTAATACCAGGATATGTTAAACATAGTGTACTAATCCATAGACAACCCAACCAACTCTTTCCCGCACCGGCCGACCCACCGTACAGAACTTCATTGATTGAATTGTCCATTAGTAACTTCCACGCCTGAGATTGTTTCTTGGTTAAATCTATATTAATCTCCATATAAAAAATTATACGCTGATAAATCTACAATATCAATGTTATCATTAACCTCGTTATCCCATCTATCTCTATCATGTTCTATCTCACAATCAACTCTACCTCTTTCACATCTTAACATCCAATCTTCTCTTGTCTTATTGTGGTAATGGTTTATCACCGCAACATCTGATGGTCCACCAGGATTAAATGGACCATGGAATCTTTTTCCATTGGTATCCATTGCTGGTCCGTGTGTGTTATGTGGTAACATCATTCTCTCACCTGATCTTGCGTTAACAAATACTTTGATATGTTGATCTGTGTTCTTATTCCTGTTATGGAACATTGTTAATAATGAATTACAATATCTATTCTTTAATCCAAATGATCCATAGAAAAACCAGTTCAATCCTATT